CTATAGGGACATTGCCTGAAATTTCCGGTCCAGCAGACCTACCTGATCATCGTCCATATCGCCTATCCATTTTGAGTAAACGGTGTAAACCATGCGCGCGTTTTCATGGCCCATCTGGCTTGCTATGAATGCTGGATTTGCGCCAGCAGAAAGCGACCAGCACGCATAAGTGTGCCTGGATTGGTAGGGATGGCGGTATCGAATACCTGCTTTCTCCAGGCCTCGTTCCCAGCTGTATGAGATAGATCGTTTTGAGTAAAAGCCAGCTTTGCTTCTCGATTGTGCTTTAGGTCGAAACACAAATGTTAGTGATTGCTTCTCCCTCTTACCCAATTCCCTGTGGTTAAAAATTATATCGGTCTGAGCCGTATTGCCAGTCAACTCAAACTGCTCCTTAAGTGCCTCCAGTGCAGGTTTTAGCAGGGTGATGGTGCGCTCTCCCGCGGCTGTTTTTGGCGGGACGAATAAGCCTTTGTCTGTTATATTGCGGCTGACATTAATTGTCCCTTTAACCAGATCCACATCCTCCCATGCGAGCGCACATATCTCACCATGTCGCAGCCCAGTAAAGACCGCTAAGCGCCAGATGCGCGCATGGAAATCTGTTAGTACGGAAAGAAAGCGCTGAAACTCATCATGTAGCAGTGGATCCGGTAGGTTCCGGCTCTTCTTTAATGGCTTTACGTTTTCGTAAGGCGCATGTGAAATAAATCGACTTTGGTGAGCAAATCGTAGCATTGAACAAAGGACGCTTATACGCGAATTTACAGTATTCACTGCGCGACCATCTTTATTCAGCCACGGCGCCTTATAGTTCTGGACCGTGCCATACAGTAGTTCACGTCGGTAGTTTAAAATGTCACTGTGCTGGATATCCTCAAGCGACGTGTCAGCACCAACTATACGCGATAGCGTATTGATGATGGATGTCAGATTTTGAAAGCTGGCGGCTGCTATCTCTATCTCTTTTACTGACAGAAACAAAGTGCAGAGCTCACCGAAGTTCTTGATGCTCTGTGTAGTAGCCTCGCCCGGGCGCAGCTTTGACTCAGGGAATCGCTGTTGGTAATCGAATGTACCCAGTTGAATCTCGCTGCTTATCAACGCGCGTAGGTTACCTGCCTTTTTAATATTGGCATTATTAACTGTCCATCCTTTCAGGGTTTCCCGGCACCGCTTTCCACGATAGAGAAACCAAATCCGTATTTTTCCATTATGAATTTCTACACCTGTCGGCAAAGCGGGCATCATGCATCCTGAACAAGCTGGTTAATTTTTGGGAAGTTATACCAAACGACTGCGCGGTCCTTACTGGCCTCTGCCGACTGAGGTAAACGTTTAAAGTGAATACCCTCGATCCAAGCCCCAGCGCGGTAGCTTTTAATCTGGCGAGGCGTGAGGCCTGTCCTCTCGACTAAGCGAGACTCAACAACCCATTCTTCATTGAAAATTATTTGTGCCATATGAAGTACCTGGCGATCAGCACGAGTATAACTATGCTGATCGCACGTTGATGATATTTCGATATCAAGACATCCGACCGGCCAGGCGGCGCAAACGTCGCGCGCCGGTGATCGCCGTGGCCACGTAGCTGGTGCTGCGGTTCTCAATTTCCACTTTCATCTTCATTCCATCCACCAGCACCATGTATTGGCTACTGGTGGCCCGGCTGGCGTAATCGCCGAACCGTTCAACATGACGGGCCAGGGCGGCATCGCACGCCCGGCGCGCCAGTGGGGAATCCTTCCTGCTGCGGTTGATTAGCCTCATTCAGCACACTCCGGATCAAAGACGTCCCAGCAATTACGCTCGATATTCGCCAGCAGGCGGCGATCCTCTACCTCAACCAGCGGGCGGCCGGTCAGCTCTGCGATTTGCTGGTTGTTGCGCGTCAGAAGCATCTTCAGCTCTTCATCGCTCCAGCGGATTTGTTTCTCACTCAACTCGTTACCGGGAGGGTTACCCCTCCCGCCTCCCTTATCAGCTCACGTATTCCGGCTTCATATCGGCCAGGGTGATGGCGAAATGGTCATACAGCTCGTCGCCCAGGTGGCGCTTCGCCGCCGCCAGTGCCTGCTCGGCTTTAGCGAAATGCTCAGCAGCATCCGGTTCGCCGGGTTGGGGCAGGGAGTTGATTGCCGCCTCGACCGCATTACGGTGCTTCACCAGATGGTAGCGGCGCGTAGCCTTGTTCTTCAGTTCGGTGAACAGGGTGGTTCCAAGCGCGGCTTTCGCATCGTTGATTTCATTGCCAACGGCGGCGGCGGCATCCAGCGTTTCAGAGGACTCAATGCGATCCCGGAAATCATCGGCCATAGCATCAATGTTGGCGGCCGATTCCTGTGCGCTGTGAGTGGTTGCTACACTGTCACTTTTGATATCAGCCAGGCTGACGCGCTGAGCTGGTGCTGGGTTGATCTCTTTCTCGGTGTGCGGCTCGACTTCATCGGGGCTGTAGACGCCGAGGATGACCTCAGGGCAGTACAAGCGCGCCCAGTACTTCACCGCGAGGTAAGCGATCTGCTGCTTGGGTGCCGTTTTCCACAGTGGCGAGTTTCGGGTGGTGATGTCAGCCAGGTAGATGTTCTCGCCCCAAGTGATATCTGTTTCGCCGCGCAGGACAGCGCCAACCCGGACAAACAGGCCCAACTCATCGCGACCATCTTTTTTGCCGGCGATCTTTTCCCAGTCGCCACCGTATTCGTAATGGAAGCGGCCCACGATGGCGCTGGAGCTGGAGATAACCGCATTGACCAGCTGCGCTTCGTAACCCAGCACGCCGTTAACCAGGTGCGTTTTCTGCGCGACGGCGTACGGGTTCATGCCCCACTGCATGGCCTGCATGACGATCGCCATGCAATCTGCAGTTTTCCCTCTCAAGTGATTAGGGACGGTCACGGCAGACTGCGCCATCAGCTCAGCAAAGGCGGTCAGCTGGCCAAGGGCCTGAACGTTGAATACTGCATTGCTGGCAGAAATGGTGTTCGGAGTCTGCTCAGCAGCGATAATGTTGGTGTTTTGCATAGTCATTTTCTCCATTAAGCCAGGCGCAGCGATTCAAGGCGGCGCTGGTCGAAGTCGTTCAGTTCTTCGGTGTAGTCTTCGGTGATCGGTGCTGGCCAGCAGTTGGTGTCGTAAGCCTGAGCCAGGGCGCGCATGGTTTTCTGATACTCCTGCATGCCCAGCGCCAGCAGATCCTCCGACGCCTCAATAACCGCCACCCAGTGGTAACCCTCGTCTTTGTTGACGAAAATCCAGAAGAACTGGTCAAAGTCAGCAACCGCGCAGTACATGCCCGCGCTGAGGTGGTAATCGCGGTCGATGATTTCCCGGTGGAGCCTGGTGCGCAGACCATCCTGTTTAACGCGGCCCATGCTGATCGTCTTCAGGTCAACGCCGATACGAACGCCGTTGATTTCAACCTCAAGGTCAGGGCGTACACGGACTTCAAGGCCGGTTTCGTCATCCATACCGAAGTAACTGGTTTCGACTGAGCGGGAAGGGTGGCGCAGCAATTTCCCGGCTGATTCATGGTTAAGCAGGGCCTGCTGAATTGCAGTGGCCAGCGCCAGCTGTTCGCTGGACAGGATGGTTTTACCGGCCACGCTATCGCGCCATTGCTGTTCGTACTCATCGGCGAAAATGGCATCCGGATTCACCGCGCGGATCGCCGCCTGGAGTTCCTCTTTCTTACCGGTGAGTTTCAGCTGCTCGGCTTTAGGCTTATCCGCATTAAATTCTCGGATGAACGCTTTCATGGTGTCGGTGGTGGTGAATGCCTCCTCCGGAACACCAGGGAACACCGCGAACTCTTCGTGAAGCTTCTCCGGCTCAAGGGCCAGCGTGTGGGCCAAGCTACCGAACGTCAGCGCCTCGCTGCTTTCGCGGCGGATAGTCTTGGTTACGTGGCGGCCGTGATAGAACATCAGGCTGACGCGGGCATCCTTCACCATCGTGCTACTGATGCCGTTCGCCGCGTGGTAGACGTCGTTCGGCAGACCTTCATAGCGGCCCGGTTCGAAGTACGCCGGGTATACAGGGGCCGGTTCTGATGGTTGCGCTTCCGGCGCGCTGGTGGTTACCTCCGGCGATTCGGCGGTCGGCTCCGGCATAGTAGCGTTCGCCAGTTCTGGCGCCGCTCCGGCCAGAGCCTCCGACGGGTTCAGGGAATCTGCTTGCGCAGCAGCTGCATCAGCGCCCTCGACCGCTGATACTTCAGCACCAGCTTCGACTTTGCTCGGGTCAGTATCTTCCATCTGCACATTGCCAATGATCTCCACTTCCTGTTTTTCGACTTCATTTGAGGGGGGGGCCAGCAGGCCATCGATGGAGAACACGCCGCCGCCCAGGCTCTCAACTTTAGGCTGTTCATCACCGGCCGCCGCCCACTTCGGTAGGGTGTGAACTTTGTTACCTTGTTCTTCTGCGATCTGCTGCTCTTTGGTTTTTACCCACTTCGGCATAACGTGGTTCGTGTCAGCCAGCTGGCTATGGACTTCCTCGCGTACCGATTCTTCAGCCTTCGGCTGGTGGCCTGCACGGGAGTCTTCATCCCACTCTGGATAACCTTTAGAGTGCTCGCCGTTTTCATAAATCCCGTACGCGGTGAACCAGTCACGTACCAGAGCATGGAGTTCAGTTGTGGTCTCTTCACCAGTCCATCGAATGGCGCGGGTCACACCGAAAATACTGTTGGCGTTGTACTCGAGGATGTCAGTGGTTTTGCCGAGAACCTTGAGAGCCCGGGCATGAGCGTCTTTTTTCTGATCTGCCAGCTCTTTGGCTGCCATGAGTTGCGTACGGTTGATTTGTCCGGGTACTGCATCCGGGAACAGCAGGGCAATAGCGATCTCGATGCTCAGGTTCGCCATGTTCTGCGCGACTGCGCGCTTATAGGCTGCAGGAGCTGGTGGGGCTTCATCGACGGTACTCGCACTGACGCGATTCCCGGCAGCCCACTCGCGAACGAGAGCCTCGCGGTCACCATGATCATCGGCCGCAAGCCAGGTTTGAGTGAACTGCAGCATCACTGACAGCTCGTGGCGCTTCTCCTGCTTGAATACATCTTTGATGGACGAGGTGTAGACCCACAAACCAGCAGAATCGAATGTTTTCAGTTCGGCACAGTGTTCGGCGACCAGCAGCAGGTTCTGGACATAACCATTATCGGTATCCATTTCGAGTGCGGTGATCTCAGCGTGTTCGCTGCGGGTCAGATGATGGCGCAGTTCGTTAGCAGTCAGCTGCGACAGAAGCTGTTTGCGGAACGGCATGCTGCAGACAGGATAGCGTGTACCCTCGTCGTCATTTTTGTAGATCTTCAGGCCGTTCTCTACCAGCAAAACATCCGATGAATCTAACTCGACCCCAGGCTTAGCTGGCAGTTTGCCGCTGAGCCAGTCTTCAACCAGCTCGCCGCGATCCTCAGCTTTCACCCAGCCCGACATGAAAGCGACCAGCAGCGCGGGTTCGTGTTCTTTATCCTGCGGGAAAACGCCTTTGACGGCCTGCACGAGTTTCCACTCGGCGTGCAGGCTGAGCTCGCTCATATCAGGAACGTCATTCTTGGCCTGCAGCAGGTTCTGGAAGTAAACATTCTCCTCATCAGCTGCCAATTCGTTGGCGACAATCTGCTGCTCCTGGCTGATCTCCGAAAGGTATTTGTCACCCAACAGATGCACGGCGAAGCGGACAGCTGGGGTGCGATTTTCAAGCAGGGAGGTGCTGCCGGCGTTTGCGGTATCAGTGGCGGTTACCGGCGCGGCAGGAAGATCCGCATCGCTGGTGGCCACCGGGGAGAGGGTTGTTTCATCCTGAGATGCGGCGCCGGGGATTACGTTCCAGGTGCGCTGGTCGTCGGCTAGGGTGTAGCGGTCGCACCAGGTATCATCCAGCAAGCCTTCTTCCGGCAGATCGTCAGTGACATGCCAGTCGGTGCGCTGCGGCAGCTGGTAGTCAGCACCACGGCCAACAGCAATATCGGCGTCGTCAAGAATGTTGAGGATCTCGCGTTCTGCGCGAGAGTCGGATTTTGCAGATAGCCAGCAGAAGAGGTTTTTCTTCTCTGATTTTGCCTTAGCTTTAATCACAAACGCATAGGTGTTCATTGCGTCTAAGCTCCTTTGGGTTGTAAGATCCTCGGCGCTGTATAAGCCGCCATTGACTGGGTGGTTTAAAATTTCCGGTGTACTTTGGTCGGTCACCGGACGGAGAGCCCGCTTCGGCGGGTTTTTTCGTTAGCTTTCGTGGGCCATCTGATCGTACGAAGCGCAACGAACAGAACAGTAATCGCGTTGCTCGCGGTCAAGCTGCGCACCGCGAATGAAGAGCAGGGTATTTTTAACTTCCTTCCCTTCCTCAATCGGCTTGCGGCAGTACGCGCATTTGGTCGAGTTACACATCATCAACCCCTCATAAATGGACAGTGGTACCGGCCGGCACTTCATCGGCGCGGACAATTCTTTCAACCGGATAACAGTTTCCTGCCACCTGCTGCTCAACGGCTGCCGCTTCACACTGACGCTCGTTTTCATACACTCCCAGCACCGCATCCTGAAAATCCCCGTTGGTCATTCCCACGGTCAGCACTAACGCGAATAACGTATTCATCAGTGAGTTCCCGCCGGTACCAGATGCGGCTCAATTTTGCGTGAGGCAAACGGGCGGCGGATATGGCGCAGGTTGCCCTGCGGCTCGTGCCAGTACATGCCTTCGATATGATTAAACGAGACGAGCCAAGCTGCGCCCGTGCGGCTGTTGCGCATCGCTACTGCTTTCCCGCTGTTTGGTACTGCCTGATTGGTAGTTGCCATCTCATCCTCCCGGTCTTTCCCGGCGTCAGAACGTAAAACCTGCTGCGTGTTGATAACTCCACCTCATCCGGTGCTTCGTATGCCGCCGGTAGCTACTACGTGGGCTCCATGCCTTGGTGGTCGGTACTGCGTTTTGATGTGGCTAGTATTATCGATTCAATCGATAAGTGTCAATTTAAATTGATGATTAAATTTGTATGTGTCGATTGAATCGTAAGGGCGGGAAGGTTTAGGGCGTAAAAAAACCCGCTCGTGGCGGGTTGTATGGTGAGGAGCTGGTCTAGCAGATTTTAAATCTTTCCGATTACGTGTTTTTCAGCCCAGGCTTTCATCTCGTCTATCCGGCTCTGGTAAATCCTGAGCATGTTTTCTCGGTCATTAGGAAGAAGCATGTCATACAACATCAGCAGCCTTTTCTGATCTTCCGTTAGCTCAGGAATCGAAGAATAACCTTTCTTAAGAACCTGCTCATCTTCATCAGTCATGAAGAACCAGTAAAGCGGACGACCAGTAGCTGAAGGGAGCTGCTCTAAAATCTCAGCCCTAGGCAATATGCCTGCGGAACACCAGCCATTCACAGACTGAGCTTTGGCACCGACGCGGCGACCAAGCTCAGCCTGAGAAATTCCAAGTTCGCTAATAGCCTGCTGTAGACGTTTTCCAAAGTTCATTGCCTGTCCATCCATAAGTCAATTCAACAAGAAGTCCTGTTGACATGAAAGCGATTATACAGATTTTTTCTGTAGGTTATGATTATCGATATAATTTGACACTATCGATTTAATTTGCTTTTATACCGCCATATTCAACAACCAGAGAATCACCATGAAGTTACGCATTCAACGAAAGCTCTTATCTGTATGCAGTCAGGCTGAGTTAGGTCGCCGCTTAGGTCGTAGAGCCCAAACCGTTAACGGATGGTTCAAAAATAAGGTTCCTGGGGAACTGGTAGTCAAAGTCTCTCGCGCCATTGACTGGAGAGTTACCCCGCACGAGTTACGCCCTGACCTTTACCCCAACCCAACTGATGGTCTTCCCCAACAGGAGTAACCATGCACACGCTTACCTTTCAACAGAGTACATCGTTTACACAGCCCGCGATGATAAATCGCGCTCAACTGGCTGATGACTTACCGAGTCCTAGTGATATCCGAGACGCCGTTCGCGCCTGGGCAGCGGTTGCCGGGCAGGACGTCGTTGCTGCTCACATCGTAGACCAGTGGCGCAGCTGCGGCGGGGAGGGAATCGAGTTTTCGACAGATATCAGCCGCGCCCGACAGAAGTTATTCCGCTGGCTCGATAACCGTTTTGATACCGAAGATTGTCGGGATCGGGTTCGCCAGCTGACGCCTGCAATCCTGGCCGTTCTGCCGCTGGAGCATCGCGGTTCGCTGGTGGGTGGTGACTGCAAAATTACGCGCCTGGCGCATGCCGAAAAGGAGGTCGCCGAGGCGAAGCGGGCGGTGATGCTGGACGCGCCCAGGCATCAGAAACTGAAGGAGATGAGTGAGGGTATAGCCGCGCTTTTCAGGCTTGAGCCGGATCTGGCCGGGCCGCTGATGGCGATGGTAACGACGATGCTGGGGGCAATATGACGGGCCTGAAAATGGTGAAAGCCGCGGTGCGCGAACACCAACGGCTTTCGGGGTGTGAACTAACAGCAGCCAATTCACGAGGTGAGTATGTCAAATACCGCTGAGGTTATCAATTTCCCTTTAAAAACCGAGCGTTCGGGAGGTCAAATGGCCGACCTGGCTAACGGGTATACCAAGATCGCCAATGAGATACAGAAGCTCAAGCCCAGACTGCGTATGTCCGGGCGGGAGTGGCAGTGTCTGGAGGCGGTGATCTGGCTTACCTATGGATGGAACAAGAAGCAGGACCGGGTGACAAACACGGTTATTGCTGAGCTTACGGACCTGGGTGATTCGCATATTTCGGACGCTATCAAATCGCTGGCAGCCCGGAAAATCATCTTCGCTCACAAGCAGGGTGTGATGAAAATTGTCGGTATAAATACTGATCTATCTGCCTGGATTTTAGACAAACCGAAAACGGGAAAACTTTCACCGAAAACGGGAAAATCCTTCCCGGAATCGGGAAAACCTTTCCCGGAAACGGTAGACACCCAATACAAGAACAAGAACAGTATTAAAAGATCTTCGTCCCGGAATTCTGACGAATCCCGAAACGAAGCTACCAAAAAATTTCTCTCTCGCCATCCGGAAGCTGTTGACGGGATATACACGCCCGCCGGTAAGTCCTGGGGAACGGCTGATGATCTCAAGGCCGCCCAGTGGATTTTCGCGCAGCTGCAACAAGTGAACGCCAGTCTCTCCCTGCCCAGCTGGGTTGAGTGGGCTAACACCATCCGCCTGATGCGCACCCAGGATAATCGCACGCATTACGACATCTGCCAGCTGCTCCAATGGGCCAGCAAAGACACTTTCTGGCAGAGCAATATCCTCAGCCCTTCAAGCCTGCGAAAACAGTGGGACAAGCTGACCACACAGCGCCTTCGCAACCCGGGGAAGGCGCAGCCTAAAGCGGGTACTGGCGCGCTGGACAACACCGACTGGATTAATGGAGTGCTCTGATGAAAAGCATTGCTGAACGTATGCACGATTTCGATCGCGAGAACATGCGCCGTATGACTCACGGTTTGCCAGAAGTACAGGACGAACTGCCACGGCAGCAGATGGCGAAAACGGCAGAGATTTTTAATGAGCTGTTCCGCCAGCTGCGCGCCACGTTCCCCCTGCTGGCCAGCAAAAGCCAGGACGACCTGGACGAAATGCGCCGCCAGTGGCTGTTTGCCTTCAAAGAAAACGGGATCACCACTCTGGAACAAATCAACGCCGGTATGCGCGCCGCACGCCGCCAGGAAAAACCATTTCTGCCATCACCAGGGCAGTTTGTCGCCTGGTGCAAAGCGGAGGACAGCGCCGCTCTCGGCCTGCCTGACCAGAATGAGCTCGTTTCGCTGGTGTACGAATACTGCCGCAACCGGAGCCGCTACCATGACGCTGAGTCCTACCCGTGGCCGGATCATGGCATCACGCCTCACACTGTGAAATTCCGGGCCTGTTACTGGCTGGTTACCACGCTGTACCAGCAGATGCGTTCCGCCGGCCTCAGCGACATGGAGTTAAACCGCAAAGCAGCAGATGAACTGGCGAAGATAATCAAGCGTATCCGCCACGGTGAAGAACTTCCCGAACCGGTTGCCCGTCTCCCTGTGCTGGGTGGCAAGCCGCTGACGCGAGAGCAGAACATGTTACGGGTGAAGGAGATCCGGGAGAAGTTCGGTCTCAAAGGGGGGAGGGTGTGATCATGGCCAGCAAATCACTCTGGGCGATCGTCGATTACCTACGCGAAAACCAGACCGTCACACCGCGTCAGGTGCAGGCCCTGCTGGGATGCGACAGCAAGAAAGCTCACAACCTGCTGCTGCACCTGATTCGGCGCTCTGTGGTTCGCCGCACAGGCGAGCCGCATCACCCGGTTTTTACGCTGCTGCCTGGCGGGGAAGAGAACATCAAGCGATTTAAACCAGCAGCAACAGCAGCGCCATCCGTGACGGACATTTGCCGCCAGAACTGGCAGGGCTACGAAATTCATAAAATTTTTGGGAGTGCACGGGCATGAGTGAACCGAACAAAGAGCTTGTGGCCGCAGGTCATCAATTTGCACGGCTGATGTCCAGCGACATGCCGCTAATCGATATCGCAAAGATGATCACTCGCCTGGCCGAACGGCTGGATTGCACCACAGCTGCGCTGCGCGAGACGGCCAAACAGCGTGATGCGCTGACAGCGGATAACGTGGCCCGCGCCGCAATCATCGGTCAGTTGGTCTGGCAGTACAGCGCCAGCGGCATTAAGCCGGTGCAGAAATCGCTGAACCCGGCCTTTGCGCTGCTGTTCGACGCACTGGAGATATTGCGCCAGCAAGCGACTGAGGCGGCGGTTAACGAGCTAAAAGCGCAAGCTAAACCAGAAGGATGGAGGCTTGTACCGCTTGAACCCACACCCGAAATGTTGGCTGAAATGTGCCTC